ATTTGCCGCTAAAGTACAAACTACATTCACAACGGACGGCTGAGTAAACGTACTTCCATCGCTGTCTGTTACTGTAATATCAGGAAGCGTAAGCGTTCCACCACTTGCAACAGTGTTAGTGTAACTGTTGTCTGAGTTTTCGACATTTGCATCAGGTGCTAAAACATTGTCAGTCTCTGTGGCTTTTACTAAGTTACTTGATAAAACTGTGCCAAGAGTATTAACCACATTAACAGTTGAGTCAGCGACATTGTAAACTCCTGATCCCTCTGCTGTTAAAGTTGCACTTGCAATTAAAGTTCCATCGCTCTTGTTAATATTGATGGTTGCATCCCCAATGATAATATCCTCGCTCACATTGCTAGGAACTAACTCTGACCTAAGAACTGCATTTAAAGTATTTTTAATTACAGCAGTAGCATCCGGAGCAGTAATAGTCGATGCATCAGTTGCTAAGACGTTTGTGGTAGATAATGTAGTGCCATCTGTGTTGTCTAAAGTGATTACGCTGTCAGGGATTCTAAAATATGCACCTTGTTTTGAACCTATTAATGTGCTTCCGCTCGATTGAATTACTTGGATGTTTAAAGTTCCGCCTGAAGCTACATTGTCAAAAAACACACTATTCACATTCACCGTACCATCTGCCGCTAAAGTACAAACTACATTCACAACAGAAGGCTGAGTAAACGTACTCCCATCGCTGTCTGTTACTGTAATATCAGGAAGCGTAAGCGTTCCACCACTTGCAACAGTATTCGTGTAACTACTGTCACTATTTTCTACCGTAGCATCTGCTGATGGCGTACAAAGTACGTTTTGAACACTAGGTACAGAAGAAGTCGAACCATCTGAATCTGTAACTGTAATATCAGGCAGCACTAAAGTAGCACCACTTGCCACTGTATTAGTATAGCTTAAATCTGAGTTCTCAACAAAGCCACTACCGCCTCCACCGCTAACAGTGTAAGAAGAGCCTGCGTCAACCATTGTAATGAGATCTCCGTTACTGTCTAGGATAGACACTTGAGGACATACGCGAGTTGAAGCAGTATCAGAGCAATCAAAGTCAACCATGATAGGAAGATTGATAGTCACCTCTATTCCTGAAAGCGTTCTCTGAAAGATTCCTTGAGCTTCAGTGCTTCCTAGATCGCCACCTCCGATAGTGAGCTTCGCATGATTTGTAGTTTCGATCACACCAAAATCACCAGTTCTTTTATTCGCTTCAAGCTCTACAAGAAACAAATTGACAAGAGTCAGAACCGGATTCAAGATTTCTTCATACATCTGTTCTGTGTCTCTCGACCAGTCATCTGTATTTGCAAAGAAAAGTCTGACTTGACCTTCGCTCTCGATTTTACTATCAAGTTCTGAAGGCCGTGTGCGCTGCTGATTTTCAAGCATCCAAATCAAAGGCATGATGTCCAAGTCTTGCGGATCTGAAAGCTCTGTCAGAACAGCTTGATACTTACCATGCTTGAAAGTCGGATTCCGTAGAGCGAAAATACCTGAAGTAGGTTCGACTGCTCCTTCAAGAATCAAATATTCATCTTGAACAAAGCTCTCAACAACGTAATCAACACCAAGAATCTCAAGCTCTGAAAGCGTGTTCAAATATTGAGTATTCGAAGAATATACTTTCCAACTTGTGCCAAAAGCTTCAACTGAATCAATTTTCAAAGTCACTGACATTGAAGCAATAACCTCTCGAAGCAATGTTGATACTTGTAGCATATTAAATTGGGCTTTGATATTCGAACTCTATTCCTTTAAAATCAGGATAAGTTGCTGAGTCAGACAAGACAAAAGCTTGCAGCAAGCTAATCGCTTCAACGCCTCGATTGTATAAAACAATTTCAAGTTTGTTGATACTTTGAGCTGATACTGCTGATTGATTTACTCCATGATTGCCTGAGGAGAAATTCCTTACTGCTTGACCAGTAGTCACTTCAAGATAGAAGAGATACATCAAAGCTCTTTTGATTCCTTCACAATACCAATTCTGGCTATTCTTATCGAAGTCGAAAGGAGTGAAAATATCAAGCCACTTAGCTGAAACAGGCACGAGTGGATCTCCAGCAAGATCATCAATCAAAGCTTGTCCAAGTGTTGAGCCGAATATTTGCTTCAAATAGTGAATCTCTTTCTCTGGAGATAGTATTGAAGCAATGGCAGCTTTCGTGTTTTGATCTTGTGCTAATTTTAGATCTCCATTCAAGAAGTCTGTCGTTGATAGTATTTGCGCCATGGAACAAAATTAAACAAAAAAAGCTCAAGAGATTATCTTGAGCCTTTGTTAACTAAACCTGAATCTGAAAATACTAATCTTCAGCTTTCGCTTTAGATTTTGCTTTCGCTTTTGGAGCTTCTTTTGAAGCTTCATCAGCATACTTCGCAACTTTGTTTTGATGAACGAGATTAGAAGCCAACATTGAGTTGACTTCTATTTTCTCGCCCTTCTTTTTGGTTGCGAAATCCGTAGTGAACTCAATCACTCGTTTGTTTCGCTTTGCCATCTTATGTCGCTAAAGTAACCTTAGCAGCTGCGATGTCAGTACACTTAAGGAAGCCAGTTCGGTCAACATTGCGAAGAAGTAAAGCCTCGCGCTTGCGGCCTTTCATTGTCACTAAGTCTTTACCAAAGTTATTTCCAACATAACCTGTCATGATGGTTGTTCCTTCTACTTCGTAGATAGTTCCGTAACGACTGTCACCGATCACACAAGTATTGTTGGCAATATTTGAATTTTCAATTACAACCATGTTCATGATCACATTTCCTTGCTCATCTGCAAAAGGAGGCATGACGTAGTTGTCATTGGCATCCTTTGTCAATTGCATTGAAGTGATTTCTGAAATGTTCATCATAGCGAAGTTCGGAGAATACTTAGAACCATAAGCTCCCATGATAGCCTCACGCATTTTCACGATTAAATCGTAAGTTGATGGACTTGCAATTCCAGAAGCTGCTGCTGTGTAAGTTGGAGCTGTTGGATATAAACCATCCATATTAGCACCACCGCCACCCATAGCAAGTTGATTATCTTCTACAATCGCGATGTTTACGCTCAAGAATTGGTTTATTTCTCTAGCAAAACGCGGACGATCATAAATAGTTTCCTCACTTAAAGGAATGGTATCACCGATTTTCTTAAGCTCAAGAGTAAACTCTTCCCATACAGCTGTTGATTCTGTATAAAGAGCGCCTTCAGCCACCATAGCTGCAGCTCTAACAGTAGTAGCAGCATCCCAGTCAGAGTAACGAATCACTCCATTTGAATCTGCTCCTACTGGAATCACGGTAAACAAGTCACGAAGGGTAAGCTTCGAGTGAGCAAGTTGACCAATTGAATCCAAGCGCATCGCTCCAGTAGAGTTCGTGATGCTCGCAGCCGTTACATCGGTTTTGATTTCAAACTCAACTGAGCCTTTTTTCTCACCAATCTCTTTCTTGAAGCTTTCAGCTTTCTCTTCGAGAGCTACCTCAATTTCTGATTTTGGATTTGCGCTAGAAGAAACAAGCTTCATGCTCATTGACTTCATCGCTTCACCTTGCTCCTTCATAGCTGCTTTGATGGCTTTCATCTCTTCAGCACGAGCTTCATCTTTTTCACGGATGAGTTCTGCGATTTCCTCTTTTGAGGCTTTCTTTTCCACAAGCTCGCTTTGAGCTTTGATTTGCACTTCGATGAAGTCAGCCCAAAGTTCAGACTGTTCGTCAGCCGACTTTTTACCGAACTCCTCAGAAGTGATTCCTTTTTCCGTTAGGAAAGTTTCGAATTTCTTTTTCACTTTGAAATTATTTGATAAATGATAAAAATGTTGATTTCGGTTCGTCGGCTTGCTCTTTTTGAGTGTCTTTTAAAGACGGCTTTCGAAGTGCGAGTGACTTATAACTATGCAAAAGTTGCAAAAATTCTTGTTCTTTCACAGGATCTGCACTAGTTATTTTTTTCAAATCTGATAAAAAGAGGTTTGATTTCTCGTTAAGCTCTTCAAAAAGTTGCTTGATTTCCTCTTCAGATTTTGTTTCGTTTGGAGTCTCTGGATTCGCTCCGAAGGTGACAAAAGAACCTTCATAGAGTTTCACTTCATTCAACTTGTAGTAGCCTCCATGAGTTTTGATTGCTTCAACATCACTGCCTGGATAAGCAGCAAGCAAAGCTTCAATCTTACCTTCTTCGACAGATACAAATTCTGCCTTGTCCCATAAGTAGCGAAATCCGATAGAGTGTTCACGAATTACACCTTCTTTATACATTTTCCAAGCGTTTTCGCCTTCTGTGTGAGTTCCGATAGTTGATTCGAAGTACAAACCTTTCTCATCTTCCTTCAGCTCTGTGATCGTTCCAACCGGTCTGCGTGTATCGTGAAAAGCAAGATGAGCAATCTTTCGATTTCCAGAACTTAGCGGTCCACGATCATTGATAGATTTCGAAAAAGCTCCAGGCATGATCATGTCACCATCTGAATCGATCACGTTGAAGGCGGAGAAATATCCTTTCACCGAACGGCTATCGCCTTCAGCTTTCAACTCCATACCTAGAGGAGCTGAAAGAGTCTTCTCTTTATACTGGTTTTCTGTTTTCTTAATTTCCATCGATATTAGAATTTGATGTTTTTAATGGATTCAACTGCTCTCCTCCTTCAATTTCTTCAAGATTGTAAATCAT